TTTTGATGCGTCTGCGTGTTAGTGAATACATTGCATTTGCAATTGTATTGTTAATTCTCCTAGTACCACTAATTGTATTAGATACGTGACTAATTGAATAACCTACTGTTTCTGCTACTTTAGTAACGTCGCCTGTGCGTTTACGGGCTTTAAAGAAGGCTAACTTTGCTGTTCTGTTCATGTAATTAGCACGAACTTTTGTTTGATAACTCATAACTGTATATTTGATTTTTGTTTACGATTTTTGTGCGTCTAGTACTTCTTTTACGGCTGCTCTTACTTCTGCCCATTTCACTATTCTTATTCCATTACCTTTTAATATTTCACCATATTGTACAGGGTCTGGTCTACCTAATTTAATAAATGCTTCTACACGCTCTACTGATGATGCTGATTTATAATCAGATAGCCATATACCATTTGATAATTTAATTGGTTTATAAGATGTGTTTGTGCGCTTATATACTTCATCAAAGTCAAGCCCTAATTTATTACATGCTGCTAATCCATCTTGTAATATACCGAATTTATCAGTATCTAGGTATGGAGTATAGAATGATACTAATTCACTATCCCAGTTACCTAATTTAAATGCTTCCATATCTGCATCTCTAAATTCTTGTCTGCAGTCAGGATAAATAGCATGATCACCAGCGTGAATTCCTAATGCAATTTTTACTTCTTGTCCTATAGTACAATCATCACCAATATTTTTTGTTGCAAGTGATAATGCTACTGCTTGAATTAATGAACTGAATATTTTATTACGATTAGGAACAACTGTTTCTTTCATGTTGTCTTGTTCGTAGTGTCCTTCTGGCACATCAGCACCACCTTCTACTAAAGCTGAGTTTAATAGTTGAGATAAGCCATCTAATTTGATGATTTGAAATTTTACTACAGGAAATGCTTGAACAAACCCTCCAGGAACATGATCTGTGTGTGTTAATCTGTTAGTATTTAGATACTCTACTAATTCAGTAGCACGCTCTAATTCTACTTTGTGTTTTTGTCCGTAGTCGAATCCTAATGCTGTTACCTGATAACCTTCAGCTAATAGGTGAAGTAATAGTGTGGATGAATCCATTCCACCAGATAAACTTAATACTGCTTGTTTTTTCATTTTAAATAATTAAATTGTATACTCCGGTATTATAGGTTATGGAGTTGCAAACCTTTATTAATATACTGACTCTACTGCTGCTGCTTTAAAACTATCTTCTGTTAATTCGGTATTAATCTCTGTATAATCTTTACCATTAAATAATTTTTCTACTGCGAAATATTCATCTATAAATTCCTTAGTATATAACATAACGGGTCCTTTATATTTAAGAGTAGATACAGAACGCATTCCACATTTTACTTTTCTAATTTTAGCATAGTCAGCTACGTTTTGTCCTAATTCATTTCCTGCTGCATAGCCTAAATAATCAAATAATGATATCATTCTTTCCATAACTTTTATTTTATAAATTGCTTAAATTTTTGCACGTTAAACATAATATCTTCTTTTTGCCCACTCAAATCTTTCTCAAAGTAATATTCTAGTTTTTCTTTAGGTTTCCAATTTAAACCACTATCTGTGTAGCGTTTACCTTCAGCCCCTACTAGGATAGGATTAGACGTATCTACTGATTTAATAAATTTCCAATCTTTATATCCCATAAATTCCTGTGGTAATGAACATCCTAATAAATGGTGGTAATTTGAGTTAACTATAGCTTTCATTTCTACTAGTTTTCTAATTAATTCCATTCTACCATACATTGATGCTTTAAGAGGTTCAATGTTAGGATACATATCTTGATATGCAATACTAGAATGATTAAATGCTATGTGTTTATATCCTAAATCTACTAGCGTTTGATATGTTGTTAGTAATTCAGCTAAGGTATTACCTTGTAATACCGCCATTAATTCAACTTCATCTGATATTTTAGCTCTATTATTTTTCATCCAACTCTTAGCATTCACTATTGTTTGAGTTGAATCATTCCAAGCATCTGGTACTATGAATATGTTTGGTCGTATTAGATTTATTTTAGATAATAGATCTTTTTGTGTGTGTTTTACTCCTTCAAATAATCCATTATCCATTATAATGAAGCGTTTATAGATACGAGCTAGTTGAAAATGTATTCTATATTGATCATATTCGTCTACTAAATGAGGAAGGCAATATTCATAATCATTCCATTTAGTACTGTAATGCATGAAGCATAAGGGAAGCTCGTGACTAATTTTCATAGTGTTTTAATTTTTTCTTTAATAAATCAATTCGTATTTGACAATACCATTTTCCCATATTACCCGAGGCAGTATTATATCTATCTTTCCAATACTTAATACCTTGGTTAGTTTTTTTGTTTGCTTCTTCTAAGTAATCAATATCCCAATAACTATTATTTTCTAATAATTCGTCTTCTGTTGGAATACGAGGATTATTTTTTTCATATTCTTCACGAAGTATCTTGCGACGTGACTTTTCGTAATTTTTTTCAAACTTTTTATTCATAAATAGCAGTATTCTTACTGTGCTCCATAAATTCTACTCTTATAACTTTAACTCTATCTTCTGTTTCTTCTTGAACGAATGTATTTAGTTTTTCAAAGATATATTTTGCAAATTGTTCTGCTCCAACTGCTGGAATTACTCTTAATTGGACTATACCTATTTGATCCATTGTTTTAAATCCCGCTAATCCTGGATCATCTTCTGCTACTATAGTTGTATGGTCGAACATATAATCCATCCACGCTTTAGGATTCATCCCATCTATAGTTCCGTTAGCGCGCTTCATTCCTCCAAAATCCCAAACCCAATTACGTTCGTCTAATTCTCCTTCGAACCATACTCTAAATGATATTCCATATCCATGAAGGAAACGACAATGTGTACCTTCTGCTTTCCATTGACGGAATACACAACTGAATCCGTCGAATAATTTTGTTGATTGAAATTTACTCATATTATTTAAATATTATTTTTACGCTATCTATTTTGGTAGTTTCATCTGGGTGCTCGTAAGTATAATTTCCGGCATCCCATTCTGTCTTAGAATATACTATTATTGTATCTCCTTTAAAATATCCAGGTATAGGTCCCACGATACGTTTACTCCAATACATTCCCTCTTCTGGTTTGTATTCATCAGCTTGTTTATATGAATTACCTGGATCATATTCTTTAAGATATATACTTGTTTCCTGTACCATTTCAACAATGCTATTTGCATATTGACTTAGTACTACGGTTTTATTTTTAACGGGTATTGGTACATTAAAGTATGGACTACTGTATAAACTGCTAAAGGGACTATATAATGGAATATGAACTACTAGAGTATCACTTAGTGATCCTAATATATAGTAAGTATTACAATCAAATCTAACAGACATCACTGATACTTTATTATACCAGTAGAATGGAATTAGTTTAGCAGCTTCAGCATATATAACGAATCTATTTGTATTAGTTGAAGAATCAATTGGTACTCTGTAATATCCATTATTATCTTTTGGATAATTCATTACTAATTTAGTTCGTTTGCTATTTGCAAATGGATAGGGATCATTACTTTTTCTACAACTAAGTAGTGTTAGTAGTGAGATAATTAATACTGCATAACCTTTTTTCATAACTTTAGTCTTTATTTATTTTAATTGATGGTTTAATTAATATTGCTGATAATAAATTAAGTCCAATTGCTTGCCAGAATCCAATTTCTGGAAGTCCAAATATTGCTGGCATCAGCCAATTCCATAGAATCATTAATGGAAATCCTAATAATACAACTATTAACATTAATAGACCTAAAATGTGTATTATACTTTCTATTGTATTATTCATGATCGTCTATTTTAAGTTGTGATAGGTGTTGTTCTGTAGTGTCTAGCATCCCAAGTAGTTTTTCTATTAGTTCATCTACTTTTTCAGGAGATATCGATTTTAAATCTAGTTCCTTTATTTTTTCTACTTCTATTTTTATTTGCTCTAAATCCATAGTGTAAATTTAAGATTTTTATTTTGCCATTCCTATTATTTTATACTATTGATTTTCTAACAGATTATTTAAAATATATATTACATCATTAGCTTGTTTTTTTATTTCTTCTAAATGTTTAATAGCACTTTCACCTTCATAATTATGGATATTATTAATATCATCTACTATACTCAGAGCAGTATCATGAATAGACTGGAATTCTTGAAATTGATTCCAGTTAATTTTAAGTAATAAATTTTCTATAATATCAATATATTTAGAAGCTTTTATTTCATTTAGAAGTTCTACTAGACTTATCATATCCTTTTAATTTTAAAAGTTGTTTCATTTTATTAATACTAATCCATCTATCTTGGATTTTTTTGTCTAATTCAGTTGATTCAACTTCTGTTAGTTGTTTTTTAAATTGTTTTTTCATTTTATACTATTTTTTTCTTTATATTTAAATGTGTATCCTCTTACTTGGATGATAGGAACACCATTTCTATTTTTAAATCCGTTTAACATATTCCATATTGCTTGTTTTCTTACTCCTAAATGATCAGCTGCGGATTGTTGATTTGGAAATTCTTGAACTATTATATTATCTTTAAGCATTAGTACAGGGCATCTAGGAGCTGATTTTACTTTTTCCTTCCACTCGTCCGTATGTTGCCATTTTTTTCTTTTAGCTCCGAAGTCTAATGGTTTTGGTTTACCCTTTAAAGATTGAGAAATCTTTTGTTTAGATTCGTCTGTATGGGAACCGCATCCACTACCACCACCGTTTTCATTTAGTCCTATATTGAATGAATTTAATTTATTAATCCAATACCTTTCTCGTTTTCGAAGTAAAGCATTAGCTTCATATTGTCTTAAATCCGATATATCTACTTCTTCAATTACTTCAAATATATGAAGTTCAATATTATCTCGTAGTAAAGATTCTTTTAATTTATTGTTTTTATGGAATTGGAAATTTTTATGGGATTGCCATCGCAATTCTATATTCTTTGACAATCCCACATAAACTTCACCTCTTGGATTTGTAATTTTGTATATTCCTATCATAATTATTGTTTCCAATAAATATATGAAGATACTAAAGGCCCGCTATCCTTCACAAGATACACACTCTGATAGTCTTTGTAAGTTATCTCCTCTTAATACTGATTCAGTGCGTAGGTAGTATAATGTTTTAATTCCTGCTTTATGTGCTTCTTTGTGTACTTGAGATATCCATTTTGGTGTATCATTAGGGTCAAAGCATAGGTTTAATGATATAGCTTGATCAATGTATTCTTGTCTAATAGCGTTTTGTTTTACTATTTCTAATTGATTAATTTCCTTAAACGTTAAGAATACTGATTTTTCTTCGTCTGTTAGGATATAGCTAGGAACGTTGATTACTGATCCTTGATCTTTTAAGATTTGATCCCAAACGCTATCAATATTGTATCCCTTACTCTCTAATAATGTTTCTAGTATTTTATTTCGTTTGATGAATACTCCTTTAGCGGTTTTAAGATTATATACGTTAGCAGGAATAGGTTCAATTGATGGAGATACACCACCTGAAATATGAGCGTTTGATACTGTTGGAGCAATTGCTAAATGATGCGAATGTCTTAACCCAGTACCTCTACACCACTCTGGTTCACCATACATTTCAGCTTGATCTCTAGATGCTTTTAATGCTTCTGTCTCAATAAATTCAGAAATAATTCTTGTTAATGAGGATGCTTGTATTCCTACAAATGGTAAATTCTTTGATTGTAGTAATGTATGCCATCCTAAAACGCCAATTCCAATTGCTCTACCTTTAGATGCTGAGCGAACTGTGTTTTCCATAAATTTAATGTTCTTAGCTCTATCAATGAATTCTTGTAATACACCTTCTAGAAACCAACATGTTAGTTCTGGTAGTGTCATTCCATTTTCAAACTTATAACCTTTCCATTCATCCCAACGTGCTAGATTCAATGATGATAGGCAACATATGAATGAATGTAATTCATCTGTGTATAGTGAAATCTCACTACATATGTTTGTCATTGAAACGTGTAGATTTAGTTTCTTATATCCTTCAGGATTAGCTTTATTGACGTTATCTTCAAACATGATATAAGGTTCACCTGTTTCAAGACGTGTTTTTAATATTTCGCCCCATAAACGCATTGAGCGTTCGTCTTTATTTTCTAATTTATCCATGAATGTATCATCAATCACTACACATTGGTGTAAGTTTAAACATTGACGATTAACATCACCTTTTGGTCTACGGATTCCTAGGAATTCTTCAATGTCAGGATGATTAATAGATAAATTAACTGATGCCGCTCCTCTTCTAACTGAACCTTGATTAGTTGCTAGGATAGTTGAGTCATATATTTTACACCATGGAACTACACCTTCTGAGGTGCCATTATCTCTAATATGTTTACCTCTACCTCTAATGCGAGATACTCCAATTCCCACTCCACCACCTTGAGATGATAATCTCATTAATTCTGAATTTGCATCAGCAATTCCTTCAATAGAATCACCAACGTCAATTCCAAAACATGAAATTGGCATTCCACGTTCAGTACCTAAATTTGATAGTACTGGTGATGCTAAACATAGCCAATTTTTTACTATTGCTTCGTTAAAGTATGCTTGTAGATCTTTACGTCTTAATCTGCGTGATGCTGCTTTACTTACTCTCTTATAGGCGTCAAATACGTTTTCGTCTGGAAGTAAATATCCTTTTGAAATCATACTTATTGCTATTTCATCCATAAACTCAGGATAATCTTTTCCTTTAACCCACTTACTAATATCCGTATTTATACTCATTTTGTTTGTATTTTATTATGTTTTATTCTATTTTCTGATATTGTTAGGGGTTGTAAATTACTATAATTCCAACATTTATATAAATCTTCTTCCGATGTGGAGAAGTTAAATATAGGATCTTTATGGTCTATTTCCCAATATGAACCATAGTTTTCCCAAGACATATTTTCATCGAAACTATTTTCTAAGTATATTTTTAAATCATCGAATGAACATCCTATATAGCTTAAAATGGAATCACGCTTAGCATTTCTATTCTTTATGAAAGATTGATAGAAGTAATTACGCATATTTTCTTTTAATCTAAATATAGGATCTTTTCTACGTTCACGTTTATATATTTTAAAATACTCCCTGTATTCTTCTCTAATTCTATCTTTATTTTTAGGCCATTGAAGTTTAGCGTATTCTTTATCGTATTCTTTATATTTACTCCTATTAGCTTTAACTTGAACACGGTGGCATACTTTGCAGTATGACATATATCCATCTTTATTTCTTTTAAATTTACTAAAACCATCTAATGGATATTCCTTTAAACATTTATTGCATTTTTTCATATATGTTATTTGCAATAAATATATAAGAATATTGTCCCCATTGGATACTTTTTAAAGGTCAGACCAATCAGC